TAAAACACCAATTCGGGCAATTATGGGTACATCTGCCGCAACATTTCTTAGACCCGTTGCTACGGCATTGGGAGCAGCTACACGAGCTCCATTTAACGGAGATATAGCAACCCTTAGAGCTAGTCTTGCATCAGTTAATGCAATGGTAGAAGCTATACCAGAATCGTTTACATTATTTAGAAGTAAGTTAAATTCATACTGGAAAGGTGATATATCATCTATTAAGACCAGATACTCAGAATATAGTAAAGGCGATCAAAACTGGGAGATATTACGTAGATGGGCAGAAGATAGCGGAAGAGCTACACCCGGAGAGAGAGCAGCTTTTCAGGCTGCTAATATTGCACGTAGTATGAATGACAGTAACTTCTTTACATATTCTACTAAGATTATGGCTGCGACTGATGATGCGTTTGCATACATATTAGGTCGTGCTAAAATGCGTGAAAAAGCTATGCGTAGAGTTCTTGAGTTACAAGAGGGTGGTTATAAAACACCTAAAATAACTAAAGAGCTTATGAAAGCTTATGAGGATGATTTCTACGCTCAGGTCTTTGACCCTGCTGGTAATTTAACTGATGAAGCTGCAAACTTTGCACGTAAAGAAGTAACACTTACACAAGAACTTACAGGCTTTGCTAAAGGTCTTAACGATGTATTTACTGCTGCACCATTAGCTAAACCATTCTTTTTATTTGCTAGAACTGGTGTAAATGGACTTGCATTAACAGGTAAATACACACCCGGTTTTAATTTCTTAGTTAAAGAATTTAATGAGATAGCTCTCGCTAGTCCAACTAATTTAGATAATGTAGCTAAGTATGGTATAACATCCGCAGAAGAGTTAGCTAATGCTAAAGCTTTACAAACAGGTAGATTGGCGATAGGCTCTGGTGTTGTATTTATGGCAACACAAGCTTGGATGCGTGGTGATCTTAACGGTAATGGTCCTGTTGATAGACAGAAAAGACAAGTATGGTTAGATGCTAAATGGGAACCAAGAACAATTAAATTAGGTGCTGTAAGAGTAGGTTATGATACCTTTGAACCTTTCAACCTTGTTATGTCAACTATAGCTGATATAGGTGATGCAAGTGAGCTTATGGGAGAAGAGTGGACTGAAAGAGAACTACAAAAGGTTTCTCTTGTTGTCGCACAAGCAGTAACCAGTAAATCATATCTTGCTGGTATACAGTCATTTGTCGATTTACTTGGTGGTAGACCCGGACAATTTGACAGAATTGTAGCTGGACTTGCAAATAATCAAGTGCCGTTAGCTGGATTGCGTAATGAGATAGGTAAACTTTTTACACCTCATATGCGTGAAATAGGATCTGGTATAGATCAGTCCATACGTAACCGTAACTTAATTATGGAACATTTTGCTGGTCAAGGACAGTTACCTATTAAGTATGATTTATTAAATGGTAAGCCTCTTAAAGATCATGACTTTTTAACTCGTGCATTTAATGCAGTTAGTCCTGTAAGTCTTAATTTAGATCAAAGTCCCGGTAGACAGATGCTCTATGATAGTGGCTATGATCTACGTAAATCAACATACTACGCTCCTGATGGTACAAACTTAACTGATTTACCACAGGTTAGATCTAAATTTCAACGAGCTATTGGTATACAGAACCTAGAAAGAGAATTGGATAAATTATCAACTGATCCCAAAATAACAGCATCTATAGACAAGATGTATGAAGATATAAGGTTCGGTAAACGTGGACAGTATGATGCAAGAGATTATTACCATAATATTGTTATCAAAAGATTATTCGATAAAGCTCGTAGATCCGCTTGGAATAGTATTAAAACAGAACTTGATATTGTTCGGGTAATTCGAGAACAAGATGCAGCTAAAGAGCTACAGGAATTAAAACAAGTACAAACAGCAAACCTATTAAATATGTATAGATAAATGGCAGAAACTATTAATGCACAGGGTGAAATAAAATCCAAAAAACATGAAAAAAAATGTCCCTCTGGTTTTTACAGAGATAAGGAGACAGGCAAATGCGTACAGGCTGGTGTAGGACCAGAGTACAAACCATAACAACTTTAAATAAATGGCAACAACATTCGTAGATTATACAGGTGATGGAAACGCTACAAAACAGTTTTCATTCCCTTCTTATAAGGAAGCCGATATTAAAGTAGATGTTGATGGAGTCATTAAATCATCAGGAACACATTACAATATTACCAATTACACTACAACAGGTGGTGGTAATGTTGTATTTACGTCAGGGAATATACCATCCAGTCCTGCCGCTATAC